ATATTAAGACTGTGGGCCGTGATCAACTTCTCTTCTTGCATCTTTAAATATTCCCATATCATCTAATTCTTTAAATGCTTCTTTTCTATTTAAATTTCTTAATTTATCTATATTTTCCAAGTAGTCATTAAATTGATTTAGTAAGTGAGAATGGTCTTCCTCATTCATTAAAGCACAAAGTCCTTTTATACTATCTAAATTAATCCTATCTCCATAATCTAAGATAAAATTTTCTAATTTCCTAGTAATTTGTCTTTTAACTCTAGGAGGAAATATTTTTGGAGATAAGTATTGAGGGTAATGTAGTATACCTGTATGTATAATATCAGCTATATTATCTTTACTTTTGTAATCTGCGATCCTCGGTAAATCCATATCTAAAAGCCACTTAACAAACTCTGGTATATAGTATATATTTAAAGCTTGGACTGTGTATAATACTTTAAAGTGTATATTAGGTGGTGCATTATCATTATACTTCTTTAAGTTGCCCACTACGGTATCATGTAATGATGGGTACCTAACATATTTGTTAATTCTATCAATACCGTCAAAAGATAGAAATAAGTCTACCCTTTTAAAATGTTTCCATAGCTCTAATAATTCAGTATCGTAAATAGTTCCGTTAGTATGGTAATTTACTTTAATATTTTTAGCTGTTCCTCTCTTTACTAACTCTTTTATAATAGCTTTATGTTCTTTTATAAGTAGGGGTTCACCTCCAGCAAAAATCATCTGTCTCATTTCCCCACTTGCTTCGTAGAAACTTTCTAAAAACTTTGGATTTTTATACCATTCAAAAGAATCTCTATCTACTTTTTCTTTCGATTGCCATTCGTATTTAGCTCCGGTTTTAAGTGTACCCGATAATATTTGTGCTTCTTTATACCATTTACTACTATCTTGAGGTCTACACATTACACACGCTAGGTTACATGTATTTCCTAATCTAAAATCAACTGTATATACATCGTTATCTATACTGCCGTCTTCTTTTGTATCCTCTATTAAAGAATCTATGTGCTCCTGGCCAAGTGTGTCTCGCCAAAACCTATTTTCATGTAATCTATGACTTCTAAGTCCTGCTGCTTCTTCTTTATAGCATGCAGTACATGCGTGGAATTGCTTTCCTTCCTGTAGAGCTAATCGTGCGTCTTTAAAGTAGTCTGAGTTTCTAACTTCATCTACTGTCTGTGTATTAAGGTTTGTTTTCTCTCCACCGGGTTTAGCAATACAGCATAGCAGACCAGTACCATCGGTATAGGTAGCTAAATGAACCCAGGGGAGTATACAAAATGTTTGGTTTTTCATTACAGGACGCTTTTTACGTAATTTTTTTCTAAGTATGATGACAATTCAGGACATGCATCCGAAAATTTCTGTTTCCTGTGGTTATCTAGTGACTTAGTATATTTTAAAAACATATTAATTTTTTCTTTATTATGATCTCCTTGCTTTCCGAGAATATTTAGTGCTGTCTGTATACCTGCTTTAGTAGACCCGTGCATGTGAGTTTGATCTATTTTGTCCCATATATTCCATAACTTATCTCTAGCTTGCTTTCTTATTTCATAAGGAAGTATTTGTACATCTAGAATAGTAGGGTGAGTATTTAAAAGTACATCAATAAATACTTCTCTATGGTAGTTATATTTAACTTCTTCAACATATTTAACTACCTCTCCAATATTAAAAATATTATATGTCTGTAGTACAGGTGTAGCACCTAAATTTACATTAGGTAGTTTAGCATATTTTTCAAATACAGCTGATACTGCTGACCATTTAGCAGGGTATCTAATGTAGTCATTCATTGCTCCGTGGCCGTCTAAGCTACCGTTTATATCTACTTTATCAAATTGAGATATATAACTCAAGAACTTTTTATTCAAATTAGTACAGTTAGTATTAAAAAATAAGTGAATATCTTTTCTATCACGATCCAAAGCATACTTTAAAAATTCAGTATTACCTTTTATCATAGTTGGTTCTCCACCTGTAAAGTAAACCTTTTTTAAATCAGGAATATAAGAAATAATATCTGACCAAAATAAATCTGCTTCAAACCATTCTGATCTTTTTGCTATTTCTGGTGCTTTATTATTGTAGTCAAATTTAATAGCTTCTTGATAGTCTTCATCCTTATCCCAGAGTTCATACTGTTCTTTTTCTATCTGCGAAGAATTATAAGGGTTACACATTCTACATTTAAGATTACATAGAGTACCTAATTTCAAATCTAAGTAAACTGGATTATCAAATAAGTTATAGTTGTTCTCTATAGCTTGCTGCACTAATTTCCTCATCTGAGGTCTTCCTAGTTTGCCAAGCCATTCATCAGTCATATTCTGTCTAAATGATCTTTCTCCTACTTTTTCCTGGTAGTAGCAATGAGAACATCCTTCGTGTTCTTCGCCGTTAATTAACTTCTCTCGAACATCTCTAAAAGTTTGTTCATTCCATACTTGTTTTGGTGATTTTTTATCTAAAAAAACCTGTTTATCATCCTTATCTTTAATAGTGCCTCTCTGTATACAGCAGAACCTATAAGCTCCATCAGCGGCGGTTGTTAGGTTTACGAAAGGCATTGCACAAAACGTTTCAGAACCAAAATAACTTTTCTTCATATTAATAAATATCCTCTTAAAATTTAATGTTTAACATCTTAGCCCAAGGTGTTAATTTTTCTTCGTTTATGAATTCATATTTTAGCTGTTTAATACCGTCGCCCTTATAATTTATTTTACCTTGCTGCATTTCAAGTACATACCTACGTTCATTAGCTGCTGATGTATCTCCTTTTTTAAATTTACCGTCCACTATACCTTCATCATCATGAGGTAAACATCTCATTTTACCATCTTTTCTATAAGGTAGTATAGAGTTAGGTACTTTTATATCCTCTTTTTTTAATTCAGCATTAAATACTTCTACGTCTTTTAGTCCTTCAGAGAAATCATAATCTAATATTAAATTATTTTCAGGTTTTATTTTATGTATGTTTTGTACCTCTTCTGGGGTTAGTGCTCGGTTCCAGGCAAATACTTTTGCTATATCTCCTTTAAAGTACTTGTACGTACTATCCTCAGGTTGAGAAGGAGATGTACCTAAATAGAAATTATTTGATCCGTAGCTTTTAAGTTTACCGTCGTATTTAAAAGGAGAATGACTTCCCTGTCCTGCTCTTGCATCGATTTCACTACCGTTTAAGTAAAAATGAGACATACGAGTTTCATCGTCTATAACTGCAGTAACCCAACTCCAATGTTTATCGTACCTTTTTACCCACATGTAATTATGTTTATTAAAAGAATTCCAATATGTTAAAGTTACAGCTTTAGAGTTATTAAACGAAATACCATAGTCATACCCCGGCAGTCTAAATATAGGGTATTCTATATAGTTAGCTTTACTATCTCCTATGAGAAAAACTTTATTTTTAACAGGTTGTTGAAAACTTCTAACAAGTACAGAAATTGTATGAGCTTTAGAGGTTAGTCCTTTATGCTCTCTTTTATAAGGTATTTTTGCGTAACTATTTTCTCCTGTGAATGAAAGATATGAGTTACCCTTTAAGTCTGCATCTAACCAGGTATCATTAGTAAGACCTTCTAGATGACATCTCCAAAACAAATCATCATCTTCCATACCCCAGTCCCAATATCCGTTAGAATATCCGTTAGTAGCTTCTAAATGTTCTTTTGTAAAAATTACTGCTCCTCCAAAATATTCATGGTACTTTAATTTATATCCCATTTGAGATATCTTAGTAGCTATATGTCTAGGTCCTTCTGTAGGGTAAGAATAATCAGCTCCTTCTTCTGGTATCATATCTATATCGTGGAAAACTACATAATCGCACCCGTCTTCTATAGCATGCTTAGCAGCTATATTCTTAGTAGCTCCTCTATTAAAAAGTTTATCATCTACCTGATGACAGAAGTACATCTGAAACTCTATTCCCTGTTCTTTTAAGTACTTTCCTACTTTAGGTACAAACTCATTAAGGTGTAGCTCTCTATTTCTGTATGGTACACAAACTCCTAACTTATGTTTCATTAGTTTACTAATATATGGTGATAATTATCTAAAGAATCTTTACTAATAACTTTATACCCGCAAGTAGTTAGACCATCTTTATGATAACCGGTTCCTGATTTATAATAACTATCTAAATACTTAAGTTGGTTATTCCTACTAGACCAACTTACCCAGTACCCATCTTTATATCCATTTTCTGTATGAGGTAATACTTCAAATCTACCTTTTCTTCTGAAAGGTATTGGTCTTTTGACGTCTGGTGTTTTATGAATATCTACTTGTTCACAATTTACTACGGTTCCGTTAGCAGATTTTTTTAAATCTATAAGCTCCCCAGAATCTACAAATTTACAGTCGTAATATGATGATAAACTCAAGCCTGATTCTAAGCCAAATAAACTCCTATTGGTATTATTTCCTAACTGTAGGCATTCCCTTTCTGTTAAATCTGTATTATAAGTAGCAAAAGTATCTATATTTCCTTTAAACCAGTTTCTTCTTTCTTCCCTATTGGGATCTCCTACTCCTAAGTAGATATATTTTGACTTCCTTAAATTTGATAGTTTATCAAATGCATTTTCTCCAACTAGTTCTCCATTAATGTACATCTTAACAGTAGGTGGCATAAAATCATCAGTATTTTCATTGAGAGTTTTACTTCTTACAGTAATTACAGCATTATATCTACCTGCTCTTAATCCTTTTGTAGGTAAAGATATAGACTCTAAATTCTTTTTCCAAAACTGAAATGTCAAGTCAAAAAAGGAATTAACAGTTAAAGTTGTATCAAACCCTGGTATGCTAAATATTGAGTTGTTATCTGAGATTTGATGCTGATTAGTATTTATTTCATCGTAACTAAAAGATACGAATATAGAAAAATTTCTTGAACTATTCAGCTTGTTAGGTATTGCAACATAACTATCTTCACCATTAAATTTTAATGCTGTTGCTGCTCTTGCTTTTTGTACTGTTTCATTACCGTCTAATGCAATATGGTTTTCCAAACAACGGAGCAGTAGGTTATCATCTTCAAATCCCCATCCTTGGTATAAGTTGGTATACCCGTTTATTTGTTTAAATATACTTACAGGAAAAAGAGTCACACCACCAAAGTATTCATCAAAGAGTGTTCTAGATACTCCTTGAGGTAAATCCAAATCGGTAATTAAGTGAAGAGGTTTATCCGAGTAGCTATAGTCGACATCTATGGGCAACATGTCTATATCGTGAAATACTACATAATCACAACCTAGTTTCTCAGCTTCTTTGAATCCTATATTTAAAAGCCTTCCCCTATTAAATTCTTTCTTACCTTGTTGGTCGACTATAATTAATTCAAAGCTAATATCAGTAATATACTGATTAATACTTTCTCTAAACTTAGTTAATTGGTCTGGTCTATTTCTATAAGGTACAATTATACCTAATTTATGCATTCTTTTTAGACTTAGACGGTTTAGACTTAGTTGTTGAAGCTTCATCTATGTACTGCTCTTTCCAGAGACTAAGATACCATGCCATTCTATCTCCCCAGCCTTCTTTGTCTATTTCTTCAAACCACATAGTTAGGCTATCTAAAGATAAGGATATTTTTTCTAGGGCTCTAACTTTACGTTGTTCTAATACTATATCGTCTGCTTTTTTGTCTATTTTACTCATATTTTAACTATTTTATTTGTTAATGTACTCCATTTAGAGTAGGTAGAATAACCAATATACGAACTTTCAATTAAGTTCTCAACTAAATACTCCGATTTTTTTAAGTCGAATTTCATATCATTATCTGCTATTGCATCATACATATCTCTATACTCATACCAATGTTTGTAGTTATCTTGCATTTTAGAACACCATAGTAATCTTTCTAAAATAGTAGAATCCCACTTAAAATGATGAACCTGTGTAAAGCATTCTTCTACAGGCATTCTTTTAGGGTGAGTTATCCCCCAACTGTTACTACCGTTATTAAAATCAGCGTAATGTTGTCCATCCGTTACATCTTGATACCCTTTCATTAAAGTTACTTTATTAGGACAGGCTCCAGACATTGGATATCTAAAAAAACCGGCATTAGGAAATAACTTATGAATATCCGTATCTCTCGGTACTTTGGGGAAAGTACCATTAGTACCTATTCTATCTAAGAACCCTCCTGTGACAAAGTCATATCCTTTGTTATCACAGTGTTTCACTATACTTTCAACTGTGTCTGGGTATATTTGTAGTTCATCGTCATCAGCTACTATCCACCAGTCATTTGGACGGGACCTTTTTACTTCGTTATAAATCTTAGTTACTTGATACCAGTTAAATTTATCATCAACTACAACCTTATATGGTTTAATATTTAACTCTTCTAATTCATTCAGAACTCCAATATGCTGACGATCGGTGTAAACACAGAGATATATCTTATCAACCATATTCTCGTAATGCTTTAACATATGCGGTAATATGGGGGTATTGTACCCGACTACTGTAACTAGGTTAATCTTCATACCAATCTCCTCCTGCTGCGTCTAATGTTTCTCCCGGTACTTCATTCAATAAAAAATCACCGTAAGTGTTTTCATCCCAATCTCCATCAAAAAAATGTAGTATATACTGGTTAGGGCTATTCTTATGTATTGGGTTTCCTCCTCCTTTTTCATACCAATCAGCGTCAGTATCTACTTCGTAGAAGTAAACTGTAGGGGTCGTAAGTATATTAGAAGTTGCTGCATAATCATCTGCATCTAACATACCACTTATTTGTTTATTCATTTCTTGATATAGCTTTAATGAAAAAGTATGTACCCCAAAAGAATTTAATATGGTATTACCTTTTCTTTTAAATCCTAAGTCTAAAATCTCTAAAAATAACCTGTATTCTTTTTTGGCAAAAATTACTGCGTTATTTAATTTAGGTATAACTAAACCGTATTTGTTATAGTGGTACTCGTATACTGTCTTTTCTTGACCTACAATAATATCATAAGAATTCTGTATTTTAAGTTCTGGAGCTATATGCCAATCGGAGAAAGGGTAGTCATCTCTTACTATAGTAGTAAGGTTTAGAAATTCATCTAAATCTCTTTTTATAACTGTATCCATATCTAAATATAAACCCCCATAAACATAAAGTATCATTAATCTAGCGCAATCTACTTTTTTAATTACTCCTGTTATTGTCTTATATTCTTCTAATCTTTCAGGAAAATGTTCCTTTATCAAAGTAAGAACAGTAGTTTCGTTCCATAATGTATACCCCCAACCTTTTTTATCGCAGAAGTCTTTATGGCTATTAGAGAACTCTATATAATCTTTATTTCCTATGCATCCTATTCCGTAATTGCTATCTGGTTTCTGAAACCAAATTTGATGTATGTGTTTATTAAAGTTTTCAATTAACATTATAGAGTGGTTTTAAATTATCTAAATACTGAGGGAAGTTATCTTCTAACATTTTTTTATGTCTTTCTAAATAAAGTATTAAATTATTAGAACTATGTCTATTAAAGTTTACTGTTTCTTCTTTTAGTTGGTGTTTAAAAGACCAGGTATGATCAAACCCTATTGACTGTACTAATGGATTATCATCTATAACAGTCCATGAATCTCTAATTTCTTTTTCTAAAGGTAAAAATTTAAGGTTACTAAAGGTACCCCATTCTATATTTTCAGTTTTCATCATCATCATTAGTAGACGTTGATCAGCAAATAAATACTGTACCTGAGATAGATGAGGATCCTGTACATTATTTAATAGTTCAAACTGCATTGCTTTATCAGCATATTTCTTTTTAAATTCTGGGTTATTAAAGTATAGGATGCTTGTGTTACATACTTCATCATCCCAATTCCAATCGTCATCATATTTAAATCCTTCTACTTTTAATTTATCTTTATCAGGGTAGTAGTAGGGATTAATTTCTTCTAAGTGTGCAAATCTAACATCAGCATCCCATAGTTCGTCAGGTATAGGGGTGTATATTAAATTATCATGATCTAAAAGAACGAATGGACATTCTAACTCTCCTATTAACCAGGTTTTAAAGGCAGTCCAGTTATTAACTGAGTTAATATTTAGTTTGTTGAACTGTTTAGTTTTACTAGTATCTATTTTATCCCAGTATATATCATATCCTAATTTTTCTAAGTAACTCTTAAATGTATCATCTGTGTATAAGTGTATTTCACCAATATGTTTTTTATACATTAGTGCTGATAATATAAAGTGTAAGAGTTCAAAATTAAACATAGAGTATGTTTCCATACTTTCTTTTGTATGGTGTCCTGCTGTTCCTGTTAATACAGGGTTAGACCAATAAGCATGTACTCCTATCAATTTTTAAGTTCTTTTAAAGGTTCTAAGTTTAACTCTGGTTGGTTTTTTAATATGTTATAAAGTGTTTTATACTCTTTAGTATTCTTGTCTTTTCTGATTATAGGCTTATCCATCCAGTAGTGCTTAAAGTATAGTTCGTGATTAGGAGGTGCTATAATACCTTTCTCTGTTGCTCTAAATACCTTAGTTTCGCATACCCATTCTTGTTTCATTAGAGTAGTATACTCTACTCTATGGTAATCTAATAGGTGTCTCAAGGTAAGTTGCTCAGCAAAAATAAGAAAAGTAGAATTTGGAGCTTTTAATTTAGTAAATCTCTCCATCATCTCTAAACTAAATTGAGCATAACTATTTGCGAATTTATAATCAGGAAAGTAACAAAAGCTACAATTTATCGCTTGGGGTACAGGTCTAGATATCATATCTGATATTTCTGCTATAAAAGGATCGTTTGCTGTAGGATAGTACATTGTTCCGTCTTCTTTATGAGTAAAGACAGGTTTATCGTTTAACATTTCTGATATGTTCTTATATATCAAGAAATCATTATCCATTACTATAGTTGGTTCTTTTATATTCCTTAGTACTTCTAATTTACTAGAAGCCCAAAATACACTCTTGTCAATAAAGGTATTTATTGCTAGATTTTTTACTTCATCCCAAAGGTCTAAAGCATTGAGTGTTTTAAGAAAGTCTTTTGTTGATTTATCGCAGTATAGTATACAAGTATCATTAGGATGATTCTTCTTATATAAAAAAACAGAGCTCAATAGTAATAAACTATCAAGCTTAGTATAAAAGAGATGTTTCTCTTTATCTGTCTTTATGTTCTCTAATACCCACAGTACTTGCACAACCTATTGTTTTAACTATTATAACCATTAATATACGAAATTTACTGCTTACTTACAAATTATTATGTAAATTCTGCGTAAAATACTGTAGTACTTGTTTGTGCTGCTGCATTCAAGGTAAGAGTAGTACCAGTTTGAATTTGTGATCCTCCTGATCCACCAGCTCTCCATCTAACAAAAGTTTTAGGGTATGCTGCTGTTTCGTCTGCAGTAAGTGTTAAGTTACCTTCATCTAAATTACAGTTTTTTAATGCTACTGTACCTGTCTGATCTGCTAAAGCATAACTTCCTGGTCCTGCTACATCTACATATCCTCCAGATGATACCTGTATTGATCCATAAAACCAATTATTGTCTCGTATCTCACTTGCAGCAGTTGGGTTACTGTTGCTCGGTGAGGCATCTGCCAGTGCATCATTCATAGTTACATTCGAATCTGAGCTAATATTATTTGCCCATGTATCAAAAGAGCTAAAAGAAATGTTTGTTGTTCCGTATGTTTGTACTGCCATGTCTAATCTTTTATTATTTTATCTTTAGGAAATAACTTACCTAACTCGGAAGCTAGATGTTTATAAGAAACCTTTGTTAAATTATCAATAATTGAGGAGTCTATTACCTCTCTTACTTCTTGTTTATCTCCTACTTTTACATTTTTCTTTTCTTCTACGGTACGGTAAAGAGTTAACTCTTCTCCTTCTTCATTGAAGCTTATGTAAGGTACTTCTCTTTTAAAACTCTGTTCTTCATAAACTGGAACAGTAACTTTCTTTTTAGTAGCTATTGGAAACTTATAGAGATTAACTATCTCTTTTTCTTCTCCGTCCTTACTATTATCATAGCAAATTACTTTTGAAGATACTAGACCAATAGCATTATTATAAGGCTCTGATGTATATTGTCTGTTCATATCTTTCCCAAACTTTTTGTTTAGCCAAGATGTTGTAGTGAATCTAATTTCACTTACAGACCTGTTTATTTTCCACGTATCAATACGTATGTACAGTTCATCAGTAGGTCCAGAACTTGTTTCTAATTCGCAACTTATTTTTAATCCCATAACGTTTAATGTATATTAATTACAATTACACTTATCTACTTTAGCAGATAATTCTTTAACTGCTTCTATTAATACTGCTGTTAATTTTACATAATCAACTGCTAAATATCCATTGTCTCTTTCATGAACTAACTCTGGGTATACAGCTTGTACTTCTTGTGCTTTAACTCCAATGTCGTGTCCTTCTTTGCTTACTATTTCTTCAATTCCTTCTTTCCAATCGAATTCGTATCCACCTATTTGGTTTACTTTATCTAAAGCTCCTGCTAGTGGTGCAAAGTTTTCTTTTAGTCTTTCGTCAGAAGAATAGTATGCTGTAATATCTCCAGTTGCTCTAATCTCTCCTGTTGTACCAGATGCTGCTGTACCTACTCCAAAGCTATCAAACCGTACGTCATCGTCAGTATCTAAGTTTAGATCTCCTAATGTCTGATCTGCTGTTGCAGAAGATTCTATACCATCTAATTTAGTACCATCAGTTGCAACATCTCTTCCATCAAATGTACTATTAGTTGTAATAGCTCCTGTCATTGCACCACCAGCTTTAGGTAATGCAGCATCTGCTTTAGTTCCTTGTGCTGCTGTAGCGTAATCTGTTGAATCGAATGCTTTAACTTCTGCTAAGTTATCTACTTCACTATCCATTAATGCACCTGCTGAAGTTACATCAGAAGTTGTCGTTGTATTTGTATTGGTTGTATATGAAGGAGTTCCAAATGTACCATCATGTTTTAAGAATGTTCCTGCTGAACCTTCAGATGGTACTAAATTCCCATTTCCAGTTCCAATAGCACTTCTTAATTCAGATGCAGTTTGGTCAGCGGTTGCTGAAGCTTCAATACCATCTAATCTAGTTTTTAAAGCATTTGTAAAGTTATTTTGTGTTAATCCACCATCACCTACACTTGCCAAGTTACTTGTTAAAGCAATTGTACCAGTTGCGTTTGGTAATGTATATGTCACATCTGCACCTGCAACTACTGATAAAAGAGTAGCATCATGTCCATCTGCGGCAGTACCTTCGAATACAACACCATTTGATGTTGAAACTGTTGTTACGTTGTTTGTAGTTGTTGTTCCAGTTACTGTTAAATCACCTGGTATGGTAATTGTATCTGAACTATTACCTATATTTGCTGAACCGCCTAGTGAAGCATTTAATGCTGTTTTTACATTAGCTGTATCTGTTACATCTGCACTTGATTCAATTGCATCTAATTTTGTTTTATCTCCACTTGCAAATGCTCCTTCTGATGGTTTAACTTGTAGTGTTGAGATTGTTACACCCTTGATACCCGCTAAATCGGTTAACTCACTATCCATTAATGCACCTGCTGAAGTTACATTAGTTGCATCTGTTACATCTGCTCCATTTTCAACATTTAATGCAGTTCTAACTTCAGCTGCAGTTAAACCTTCTACTTCTGCTCCACTGATTCTTAAAAAATCATCATCTGCAACTACATCGTTAGCAGTTAAAACATTTCCATCAGAGATACCTTTTGTTAAACCTTTTACTAATGAAAGGTTACTTACCTCACTATCCATTAATGCACCTGCTGAAGTTACATTAGTTGTATCAGTTGCATCTGCACTAGCTTCAATACCATCTAATTTTGTTTTATCTCCATTTGCAAATCCTCCTTCAGAAAGATGTAGTTGTACTGTTGTACCTTCTACTGCTAATACTCCTGCTGATACTCTAGTTACTGTAGTATCGGTTGCATGACCTAATTCAATTCCTGTAAATTGAGGACTATCGTCAGTTTGGAGACCTAAATCTACTGCTGACGCTGCTACACCATTAGTTGTAAGTTTTGCTTGTCCTTGTGCTGCGGATGATAGAACTGGTGCTGTGTATGAAGCTCCGGTTGCATCTCCTACAAAGGAGCCTGTGAATGATCCTGTAAAATTCGAATCAGCTACTACTGCACCTGCTTGGAATTCGAGTTTGGATACTTGTGGATTATCTATTCTCATTTTTAATATTGTTTTTGGTCAGAGTTATCTTTAATATAAATATGTAATATTTTCAGATAACACTATTTTTATTTATTAATTTTTACCTATTTTTTCTTCTATAACTATCACTTTTTTACTACAACAGTACCGCTAAACGTAGAAGTAAAAGTAATATCTAATGCATTTGCTGATGTTGTTGTTATTTCTGACGGTATAACTTGTGCTCTACTACTACTATATACTTGAACTATAGGATAATCTTCTGATAAGCTATGTGTGACTGCATAAGAGGAAGCACCTGTAATACTTTGTCTGTATGTTGGTGTTGAACCGGATACTATATGACCGCCTTTTGCCACTACTACTCTACCTGATGTACTTGAATCGTATGTTGTAGTTACTATATTAGTATCTGTCGTAGTTACTGATGCAGGTATAATTTGTGCATCATTAGAATCATAAACGGTAACTAGTACATTTTTAGTATCAAAATTATGAGACGTTGCTACTGATGTTTGGCTTGAGAAAGTATCCGTTATTGTAGCAGTTTGAGCTACGTTTACACCAGATACTATATGTCCTCCCTTTGCCACTACTACTCTACCCGATGTAGAAGAGTCGAATGTTATGGTTGCTCTAGTAACAGAAGTTAATGTAACAGATGCAGGGATTACCTGTGCATTGTTATCATCGAAGGTTTGTATAATAACATTCCTTGTATTGAAGTTATGGTCTACTGCTACTGATGTTTGGTTTGAAAATGTCTGTGATAATGTAGCAGTCTGAGCTACGGTTATACCTGTTAATGCTGATCCATCTCCTAAGTAGGCAGATGCAGTTACGGCATTAGTGACATTAAGATTACTTAGAGTGGCTGCAGAGCCGCTAGTAATTAATTTTTTCCAATTAGGCATTTTACTTATTATTATGGTTGGTTACTCAATGAGCCCACTTCCTCTTACGAGGCCGATAATAGCTTTAATATAAATATTACGAAAATATCTTTAACTTAACAACTTTAAATAAAAAAAAGGCCCGAAGGCCTTTAATTATTTTAATTTGGTTAACTTTACAAAGACTTTATAAAAAGTTTCAAATTCATGACCGCTATAAGTAGCTTCTCGGAGTTTAACTAGACAAAAATCTATTTCATCTGCAGTGAGATGATCTTTACCTATATCTTTCGAAGCTTTAGCTAGTTGCTCTGCCACAACCTTATTATCCGATTTGAGTTCTGCTCCTTTTGGAGCAGTTCTCTCTTTTACTATTCGTTTACCATTAGTTATAAGACCCATTCTAGTAAGAAATTTTATGAATATATCCATATTACACCGCTATCGGTTTTAATGTTTCCATTTTTCTGATATTGAGGGACATCTGTATGTCCTGCATCTACATCTACTACTGCTGAAGCAAAAGCATCTGGTGTAGCTGATGTTGCATTGTGTGCTAATGAACTTGTAAATCCAAATCTTACTGAAGAGTTATTATAGACAAATGCATGTCCTTTTCTTGAACCTTCATCTATTACAAGACCACCTGGTCCAGCTGATGTTGATCCTGAGGAAAGTAATATGTACTTATCTTTGATCATTAAGTTAGTAGAGTTTACTGTTGTTGTATCCCCATTTACTACTAAATCTCCTGATAAGGTTAAACTTGTACCTGCTGCTGCTCCTGTTAAGGTTAAACCAGCGAATGATGGTCCGTCTGCTGCTTGTAATCCAGTATTAGCATTAGTTGTTACTCCGTTAGAAACTACTCTGATAACACCCTGTGAAGGTGAAGAGAGAACTGATGAGGAAACAAAGGTACCAATTGCTTGAACTTGTGCTGAAGAGGAAAGAATTCCACTTGGCAGTTGAGTTGAAGATGATACAATACCTGAAGGTAGTTGGATGGATGATGATACTACACCTGCTGGCAAAAACGTCTTAGTTTGAGCTGAAGAAGATATAATATTAGCAGGAATGGCTAATAAGTTAGCATAAGGAATTGATCCTGATACTACATGTCCACCTTTTCCTATAATTACTCTACCAGTTGTACTTGAATCAAAAGTTACTGTTACAACATTAGTATTAGTGGTTACAACAGAAGCAGGTATGATTTGGGCATCGTTATTATCGTATACTGTAGCCATTACATTCTTCGTACCGAAGTTGTGAGTAGTGGCAACCGATGTTTGACTTGTAAAGTCAGTTATCACAGTAGCTGCTTGAGCAACAGTTAAGCCAGTTAACCCTGAACCGTCTCCTTTAAAAGCAGAAGCTGATACGGGTTTATTACCGAAGTTTGTTGCTTGATTAAGTAAGCTTGCTACTACCTGAGTAGATCCAGAGATAATTCCGTCTCCAGCTCCATCAAGAAAGCCTAATGCTGATATTTGTGCTGCACCAGAAATTATATTTGCTGCATGGTTAACTGCTGTTACACCTCCTGTAAATGTTGAAGATGCAGTTGCTAATTCAATATTATCAGCATTTGCAACAATACCGTTGTTGGCTGATTCTACATTTAATGTTCTAGTTGCTGCTATTGTTCCACCTCCAGTTAATCCTGTACCTGCAGTTACTGTTACTGATGAGTGGTCTATATTTTCATTTGCTACATATCCGGTAGTATTGTGGATATCAATTTGTCCTGAGCCAGAGACTACTGTCTTCGATGCAAATGTTAAAGAATCACCATTACCTATAAAGTTAGCTCCCTTTATGTTTGCTGAACTGGTAATGTGTCCTGTTGTTGTTAAAGCGCCTAATTCTGCAGAGGAGCCGCTTACTATTATCTTTTTCCAGGCCATGGTTTATATTTTAATTTTTATTTGAGTAAGTATTTGGGGCCAGTTAAGACCCCTTATACTATATTCTCGATTAATTTAGCTTGTTACCTATTAAACGTAAATGAAAATATTATCACTACCGTCTACTTGTATATTTCCTCTCTTAGCTGTTAAAACATCATCTGTGGCTTGTCCTGCTCCTGAGTCAATAACTAAAGAAGCATAAGCTGATGGAGTTAATGCTGTAGCATTCCATGCTGCTGACTTAGCATAAGAAAGTCTATTTGATGTTGAATCAAAGAAGAATGCTGCTCCTGAGTTTCCGCTAGATCCAGATGCGAATACAAATCCTGCATCAGCTGCTGAAGATGATCCAGAGTTAAGTAAGATAAATGAATCTTCTACATTTAAGTTAGCAGTATTGATAGTTGTTGTATCACCATTTACTACTAAGTTACCAGAAAGTGTTAAATCTGTTCCTTGTGATGGAGATGTTAAAGTTACACCAGCGAATTGAGGTTTATCACCTGTTGCTGTCCCTAAACCTACTGCCGATGCAGCTACTCCGTTAGTTGTTAACTGTGCTGTACCTTGAGCTGTTTTAGCAATAGACGATCCAGATACTACTCCGTTAGCTATACTAATTGTTACTTTATTAGCTGATACTACTGTAGAAATTGAATTGTCTCCTTCAATGGTAAGTGTTTCACCGCCATCTATGGCATTAGCTGTTCCACTATCACCTGCAATTGTAAATGAAGTTGATATAGCTTGTAAAGAAGCTGAAGTAATACGACCTTGAGCATCAATAGTTAATGCTGGGATAGAAGTAGTTGTACCAAATGTACCTGCTACTCCATTACCGTCTGTAAATACTTGATCAAGTTCTGTTGCTCCTATTACGCTTGATGCGATAGAAAGTACTCCATTTGAAGCTAGTGTAGCGTCACCTGATATAGCAACTGATGCTATGTCTGTTCCGGATCCTACTAAAATTTGTCCAGAAGCTTTAGCATCTAAGTCTGTTGGTGCGTTACTGTTACCACCTACTTTTATACTACCTCTAGTTATATTTGCTAATTTAGCATTTGTTACTGCATCATTTGCTATCGTAACTGCTCCATCTGCTCCTAGTGTAACGTCTCCTGATACTGCTACTGAAGCAACATCTGTTCCGTTTCCTACTAAAATTTGTCCAGAAGCTTTAGCAACTAAGTCTGTTGGAGCATCTGCGCTACCACCTACTTTTATACTACCTCTAGTTATATTTGCTAATTGTGTGTTAGTAACACCGTCATCAGCAATTTTTATACCTGATCCTCCTACTGTTAGAGTAGAGCCATCTGTGTCAACGGATATTGCTACTGCTCCTGAACCGTTAAAGGTAAAGTCATTTATACCATTACCGTCTGTTAATGCATTAGCTACAGTATCTGCGCCAATGCCTGTGATTCCTGCTCCGTCACCTTTGAAAGAACCAGTGAATTGTCCTGAGTTGAACTTTACACCAGTTGCTCCTGAAGTACCTAATATATTTCCAGTACCGTTTATAGCAGTTGTGGTAAGGTTGCCTGAAGCTCCTGTTACTACGCCTGATGATAAACCTGTAACTTTTACATTAGCTAATTCGGCAGTTGATCCGGATACGATCACTTTTTTCCATGTTGCCATAATTTAATCGAGTTTAGTTGTTATATTATTGTTATTAAAGTCTTTCATATAAATATGCTAGATTATTCATTATTATAAACTTCCAATGAAAAAAGATCCAGAAGTATCAACATACATTCCTCCAACTCTAGCTGTTGGAATTGCTGATTGAGTCACAAATTGGACTGTGCCTTCATTATCTATTTTAAATAGGGATTTTGAACCTGATAAAACATCAAAAGTATTTGTACTTCCCTCTAGATTTATTGTTAGAGAACCTGTTACTTGTATATTGTTTGTTGTAGATTTATAAGATCCTGTTGTTTGGAAAATACTTAAATCTACTACACCGTTAATAAAATGGTTAGATGAAGTCTGTATATTAACACCACCGGATACTCCTATTCCATTGCCTGCATCAACGTTTAATGTTACGTTACCGTTAGATCCACCTCCGGCCATTCCGTCTCCAGCAAAAACTGCTGTTATATCACCAGATCCTCCACCACCTCCTCCAGAACCAAAGCCTGCTGCTGCTGCAGATGCTGATGTCAAGAATCCTGATCCTGCTATTTGAGTAGAAGATGATACTGTACCTGCTGGTACTGTTCCTGAAGATGCAGAGGGAAAATAAAATTCGTCAAAAGAGGCTGAGTTAGTAAACCCTGAATATCCTGGAGTACTGAATGCTTCAAACTTACTAGTAACATATGTCTTATTTGTATGTTGGACATACACTACTTGACCGTCTTTTACTCTTGATTCGTTTAATGCAAGCATATTGGAAGCAGAAGGCACAGATATCCATCCACCCTGTACGTACTCTACGGCTGTAAATGCTCCTGTGGTTCCTGACCTTACATATATGTCTCCTGCTGTTGTTGCCATGCCTTATCTTATTATGGTGCTGATGCTGAATCTGGCATCAGGTAATATTTTGAATTATTTGTATTTTTTCCTTCTCCAAAAACCATTCCCCATCTTGATACTCCATCTATTGCGTCTGTTGTATCAAAATAATATACTCCTGATCCCATAGTTCCAGGAATTGATGCGTTTTTAGCGTAAGTATAATATTCTTTTGCTGTACCTGTACTATCAGGAGGAACTCCATCGTACATACTTCTCGGTTTACCTTTAACTAAACTAGAACTAGCAAATATAATTATTACATGCTGAGCTCCTCCGCTAAAGTTAAAGTATCCTAATTGAGATGTACCCGTATTACTAGAATCTGATAGATCTGTTAAGGATGCTGTCCTAATTAATGTTAAAGTAGCAGGTGCTCCGTAAGAAGTCCCGAATGTAGAACCTATACCTCCTGATTGGAAGTGTGAAACTACTGATCCTGATACTACTGCTGTTTCATCTGCACCGGCATCTCCTGCTGTTGCTATAAACTGTGCTTCTGATGATGGATTAGCTGCCCATGAGAGTCCATATGCAAATGTTTTAGGCTGTGCTGCTACCAAAGTTAGTGACCTACCTGTGTAACTTGTATTTTTACCAAATGAATCATGTACTGTTACGTTATAGTCTATTACTTCAGCTCCTAAAGTACTTGCTGCCTGTATAAATGCTGATGATGAATCTGCATTGTTGTAACTAAACTTTAATTTTGCTGCATCTGTACCAGATAAGCTAGCACTAAAAGGTGTATTGCTTTCTGTATCTTGAATACTCATACTAACTAAGTTAGTTCCTGCGGATACAGAAGCTGTAAAGTTAGACGGTACGTCGGTAAATGATACTACTGTAGGTGCTGTATTAGCTGTTACTGCTATTGATATGCTTCCTGATCCAATAGTATTGTATTGGTCTTGAAAAGTAATATTAGACGATATAGTTGCTCCAGAACCAGTAGCTGAACCGCTTAAGTTAAGGTTTAATGTTATATCTCCTGTAGTACCAATTGATATAGCTGAATTAGATGATGTATAGTTCTGAACTGCAGCACTATTAAACTGTGGATTATAAGAAACTGATAAACTACCTGTTGTTCCTGTACGTCCATTGCTGTTTGTTACTACAGGTTGATAATTTGTAGCTGATTCTATTACATAAAAGGTTCCGTTTGTGCCTAAAGTACCTGCATTAGAGCCTGTAACTGCAATTGAATGATGTTCTGTATTAGTATGAAAGTTATTCGATATACTAGCAGTAACAACATATGTATTAGCTGTTAGATTAGCTGTTGGTCTTATTATTCTAGTAGTTCCTGCTGTTACTGCTGTCAAATTAGCTCCTCCATATGCTAATGTTATAGAAGTATAGTCTATACTGTCGTCTTCTGTATCAGTAAAGGATAGAGTTGTTAAATTATTACCCGGTCTTGCACCATTAGTATTATGATTAGCTGTAGTATCGCTAAATACTATGTCTGGTGGGTTATTTTTAGTTACGTTTACTGCTATTGCTGTAGAATCTGTATTACTGTATTGATCTGTCCAAGATATAGTAGAAGCTATTGTTGATCCACTAACATTTGATGATCCTGATATATTTTGTGCAGCTGTAAGTACCCCAGATGTAGGATGTACGTTGATTAAAGCATTGCTAGAACTAAAACTAGTAGCAACCTGTGAAGCATAGTTAGGAGAGTAGGCAACACTTACTGCTCCTTGTGTTCCTGTACGTCCATTAGCACTAGTAACTACATTAGATGATGAAGTTGCTGATTCTATTATATAGTAGGTACCGTTATTAGATAAAGTACCGTCATCTGCTTGTGCTATAGTAAATGATCTACCATTATATGAATTACTCTTATTAAAGTTATCAGTTACTGTTACATTATACGTATAAGTTGCTGCTGGTAAGTTATTTACTGCTCTTATCTCCCAAGAACTTGATATTCCGTTAGTTGGTACTGCAGACATTGATGCTGCATTAGCTCCTGACAGTGTTATCGCATAAGGACTATCACTTTCTATATCGGTTATAGCTACTGATACTAAATTAGCATTAGATACAGCTTGATTAGTATTGTATATCGATGTTTGATTAGTAAATGATGCAGTAGGTACATGATTAGTAGTAACTGCAACAGATATATTCTCTGACCCTATGTTATTATACTGATCTTGGTAAGATATAGTAGAAGCTATAGTTGCTCCTGAAGAAGTTGCTGATCCGCTTAAATTTACATTAATACTAAGTAATCCAGCATTAGTTATTGCTATTGCTGAGTTGGAAGATGTGAATGCTGTTGCTCCTGCACTATTAAATTGTGGAGAGTAAGTAATACTAGCAGAAGCTTGATTACCTGTACGTCCATTTACGTTATTAACTATGTTATTAGTTGTTACTGCTGATTCTATTATATAAAACGCACCAGATCCTGTTAAAGAACCTGTTGGTGCTTGTGTTATACTGAATTCTGTTTTATTAGTTACCGTATCAAAGCCTCCTACATCAGTTATAGATGCTGTGAAGTTATAAGTTCCTGCTGTTAGATTAGAAGTAGGTGAAACTGATACTTGACCGCCTGCTTTAGATGATGAAAGGTTAGTTCCACTAAAAGTAAATTGATTTAGGTCTACATTATCTCCTTCTGGATCAGAAAACGTTAGTACATATAGGTTATTACTTGGTCTAGCACCGTTTGTGTTAAGATTCGCAGTAGTTGGTGTAGCAGATATAGTAGGTCCGCTATTATTTGTTATTGATACCGTAAAGGCATCATGAGTCTTTGTTGCAAATGCATTAGATGCTGTTACTGAACCGGTTATGCTTGTTCCTCCTACTGCTGATCCTGATATATTACTATTTACCGTAATATTACCTGCTGAACTGATAGAGAATCTATTAGTTGGGTTAACATTAAAGGTAACTGATTGATTAGCGTTATAATCGGCTACTGTTCCTGCTATTCCTGATGTAGCTGTAGTTACTGATGAGCCAGATAGTGCTGATTCAATAATATAGAAGGTTGCGTTGTTAGATAGTGTGGCTGGAGTATCATCTGCTACTGGAATTGTAACAGTTGCTGAAGTCTTAACGTTATATGCATCATTTACTGAAGCTGAGTATATATAAGAGTTAATTAGGTCACTATTAAGGAATACTCCTGCTTTTCTAGTAACTACTCCTGTTGAAGACATTTGAAATGGATCTTCATGTGGGTTAGTCAGCTGTGAGCCACCGGTATAGGTACCTGTAGAAACACTACTGCCATCTATTTTAAGTCCTCCTAAAGTAAAAGAGGTGAATGTTATAGTATCTCCGTTAACATCTGTTGCTGATACTGATCCTGCTGATGTTCCGTCACTGCTATTTTCATTTACACCAGAAATACTTTGATTATTAAGTACAGGTCCTGGGTTATCTACTACATTTATAGTAATAGGCATTCTAACAATAGAATCTACATCTCCATTCCCGTAATGTTCATCAGAAGCTGATACAGAAAAGTTATAAGTTTGAGTACCTTCATAGTTTAATGAAGAAGTTACTTGGTTTACTGCTACATAAGTAGAATACTTTACTATATTAAAGTCTCCTGATGCATGAGATTGTGATGTTATGGTAATAGTATCACTTTCTGCATCCGAGAAGTATATTTTGGTTATTTCTCCTGCACCATTGCTTTCACTTACATTAGCTGCATAAGAAGTTATAATGTTACCTGATACAGAAGTCTCTCTAAACTTAGGAGCTGCGTTTGGGGTAACAGTTATGTATATTGTTTTTGATGCTACTGCTGCGAATGTATCTGTTGCAGTAACAATAACGGGATGAGCATCATTTCCATCTCCCCTATCTGTAGTATTCATTGATGCAGTAGCTAAAGCATTCCAAGTCATTGCACCATTAGATGCTACTTTAACAAAATTATCCGTATATCCTGCTCCTACACCGAAAGTAAGTGCTTGTCCTTCAGCATCTGTTGCTGCTACAGTTACTATACTTGATCCTGATGCCGTAAATTCTTCCTGAACTTGATTACCTGTAGATATAGAAGGTGTAGTGTTAGGGAAAAATACTTTATCTAAAAATTCTGTTATACTTCCACTAGTTCCTGCATTAAATGAAGCACTAAATAGACCTGGTAGGTTAGTTTGACTAACAATTCTATTACCATTATAAGCTACTGCTACTCCTGAACCAAATCCAGTAGAAGCTGCAGAAGCTGATGTTAGAAATCCTGCTGTTGATACTTGTGTAGATGATGATAATATCCCAGCAGGGAGTTGTGTTGAGCTACTTACAAGTCCTGATGGCAATTGTGCCGATGAGGAGATAGTACCTGCAGGTGTGCTTGTTAAGTACCCTAAACTTGTTATTTGAGTTGAAGAAGATATTATGTTACTTGGTAATTGTGCTGATGAGGAGATTATTCCTGCCTCTAGAGCTGCTACCCTAGCATTAGTTAAAGTATAGCTCCCTCCACCACTACCGAAGCCGGTTGCTGCTGCTGAAGCAGAAGTTAAGTACCCTAAGGTGGATATTTGAGCGGATGATGATACAGTACCTGCCGTTGAAGAATTTATATTTATTGCATTCCCAGATCCGTCAATCGTTGCTGATGCTACTGTGGAAACTATTGATCCTGTAGAGTCAATGAAGTCTATAGAGGATGTACCTATTACCAGATTACCTATTTTAATACCGTTATTAACACTTGTCAGCTTAGAGATTACTACTCCGTCTTTAACGAAGTTTAATGATGCTGTTGTTATGTATAGGTCTCTAAATGGATCACTTGCTGATCCTAAATCATATGTACCGTTATTACTTCCATCAGATTGAGGAAGTATATGGCCTGTTATGAATTGATTTCCACTAAAGTGATTAGATCCTGTAGTAGCATATGACCCTGTCTTAGCATTAAGATCAGAAACAGCAGCCGTTGAAGAGGTTACATACCCTAATGTCGAGATTTGGGCTGAAGATGAAATTGTACCGGCTGCTACGTCTGTTATAAATCCTAAACTAGTTACTTGTGTGGATGATGATAATATACCAGAAGGTAGTTGTATCGATGATGATACTATCCCGCTAGGTAGTTGAGCAGATGAAGAAACTGTACCTGCTGGTGTTGTTGTCAAGTACGAACTTGTTGCTGCTTGTAAAGCATTAACTTGAGTTTGTATTGAACCTGTAAATGTATTGAGGGATCCTGAATGTGTATTTAAAGGACCTAAGGATGCAGAAGTATTTACACCGGCTTCTAATGAGCCAATACGGGCCATAACATCAGTACCGTTAAACGTAAGTTGTGAACCGGTTATATTAAATGAACCGGATACAGATACTCCTGTTCCGCTTGGTCTAATACTCGATTCATTGGAACCGCTTCTAAATATTAATGAACCGGATAATTCGGTTATAAACTGTTGTGACATGTATGCTCTTTTATTTTAAGCATAACCTTTGTGTAACTCTCTTATATAAATATCACTTTTATAGTTTACCTTCTGTTTCTAAACCAAATTTTACTGAAGATTTAGAGAAAAATTTACTTGCATTAAATGTCTGTGCATTAATACTATCAGGAACTAGGTGTCCTAAAAGGTTTATCTGGAAATCTGTCTTATTAATACGTTCGTTTCCTTGAGAAACTTCTGTAACTGTATTATACGAATCGATCATTGCTCTAAAACTAAATCTATTAGGTTCTCCCCAATATGCATCTGAGGCATAGTTGACTGATTCTATTATTTTATTGTTTTGTTCTAAGTAGTCTGTAAATATAATACAAGAGTATGTAATATTAACATAATCAGGTATAGATACTGCATAGTATTCTTTTTCAGGTACTCTATTATTTAGTATGTCAAACTTATCATATACGTTTTTTTTACTAAATTTCTTTTCAAAGATACCGTAGTTATGTGGACTGTTACCGTCTAGCTTATTACCGAGTGATCTATTTTTTTCTATACTGTCTCTCTTAAACATAATGATAGGTGCTTGCATCTTACCATTTTTATCTCTATAGAAACCGTCTTTTTGTACTGAAGCCCATCTTTCTGGTGATCCGTACACTAGTGGTACATTTAAAGTTTTACCGTTTTGAACTACTGAAGGTCTAATTACTTCGTTAAAGTAGTAGTGGATAGCTTCATCTATATCTTTTACGCCTATAGTAAAGTTTCTAACCTTATCGTTATCTCTTCTTATTTGATTCTCTCTATTCTTAGCTGTACTTAAAGGAGCTTTATCTTGAATAGGAGAATCAGTATCTGGGTTCTTATAGTTTGATATAAGATCTTGGGATAACTGTTCTTGTGATTTAGGTGTTGGTTTATTTCCAGCCATAATTATCTAATTTCATCTATTCCTAATCTATCTCCTCTTGTTAAATGACAATCAGCTATAATAGATAATGAAGATCCGAATCCACTAGTACTGTTAGTTAGGTTATAACTACTGTCTCTTCCTAAGAATAACTGGTTCTCTCTAACTGTATCTACTTCATAATAGTCATTGTGCCAAGCAATAATATCGCCTATCTCCGGCACTACTATAGAGTCTGTTAAATCAGGTCTTAAAAAAGCAAAAGATGCTTCTCTCCCTAAATCAGGGCCGAACTCTTGGATATCTACTACTTGATCACCTCTAGTAATTAAACAATTAAGTTTAACTGCATTGTTATAAAATTTTTCAAGTGCTTCTCCGTATATATTAGCTTGAGTATCTTCTAAAGATAACTTATAGTACAGAATTTCTTGTTCTATAATATCAGCTAGTACTTCTCTATTGATGTTGACTAGTAAATCGAAATCTCTGTTGGATCCAAATAGCATTATTTTTCTTCTATTGTGTTATCACCTATCTCTACATCTTTGACTGGTGGGTATTTACTTATTGCATTTTGTTTTAGTGCTTGAAAAGCTTCTTGACCTTGTTTTTGAGTAATTAACTTTACCTTAAGAGTAACTTTACTAGTTTCTTCATCTGTACTTGCTATTGTAACTGTAGTAACACCTGGTAATGCTCTTATTAGATCTCCTATTTCATTGGCATCGCTATCTTCATAAACGATTTGTACCATACCTTCGTATGTCATGAATTCTACTTCTGATAGTATTTGTGTTAACTTCATTACCCTATATAAATTACATTAGGTATATCGTTTTGGATAGTCCTTAAGTTATCTGACTCGCTAGCTCTTCTTTCTAGTTGAGATTGTCTAGAAGTTTGTTCTAACATCTCTCTTAAATTCTCTACCAATGCATCTTTTTCTGACCTTGCATCTGCAAGTAAATCACTCTGGTTTAATGTAGCTTCAGACCCAGGAACTGGTATGGTTTGATATTTTCCTCTTACATATGCTAATAACTCTTTTGCTAATGCTAAACTATACTTGAATACCCATTGTCTACCGACACTATTAAATTGTGAGTATACAGGATTGGTATATGGTACTTCTCCTACATTAGTAATTAGGTCTCTAGCTGTATTTGGGGTGACATTCCTTTTATCATCTACCCTATAGTACTCAAATCTTAAATTATGAGCTAAAGTAGGGACTGGGAATAATGTAAGGTTGTTATTAATTAATTTAAATGAATAGGCTGATCTTCTTATTTGATCATTAAATTCAATTGCTTGTACTTTAAGTATATCATATGAAGCCGGCATTAATAAGAAGTTAACTCCTGGACTAAATGATCCAAAATCAAAAGCATCCATTAATGACTGTACTCCTGTACCTGTTCCTGCATAAGGATCGAAGTAGCGCATGATAGCTGGTGGAGCTTCATAAAAAACTCTTCTTACTTCAATACTACCTGTAATTCCTGCTGAGGTTGCCCAAGCATCCATATTGTACTCTTGTACAGAGGCTGATACTTTTAGAGATCCTGTATACATTGTTACATTACCTCCTACTTCTGCTTCTACCCCGTAAGAATCGCCTATACCTACTACTCTTTCAAGTGTTGGTTCAACTAATTGATTATTTAATGCACTGCCTGTAGTGCTTCCTTCAAGACTTAAGTAGTTCTCTCTAATTTTATATTGAAATACTTCATTTCCGTAAGTAGTTACTGCTTCTTCAAAGCATGCAAAAAAAGATCCTGATTGTAGTTCGACATCCATTAGAGGAAATCCTAATCTGGTTCCACAAAATTTAGATACTTTAACTGCATCAGATTGAAAATCTGTATCTGCATCGTAGAATCCAAATGGAGTCATTCCAACTGCAAATGTTGCACTACCGTCCCATATTGATACATTAGCCATTTAATAAAGTTTATTATAAATAGTGATTAATCTCTGAAGGTTTGATATACTTGTAGAATAGGTGAAACTATAGTATGTCTATGGTTTAACTGTAGACTATGGGTAGCAAAACCTTCTACTTGTTCTTCTATCCTAGCTAAAAAAGAAAATCCTGTTTCCCTCTTATCTTTTAGATCTATTTGAGCCATATCTCCACATATAACCATTTTAGAATTTTTTCCTAGACGTCCTATTACTGTTTCCATTTGGTTATGGGTAACATTTTGAGCTTCATCTACTATTACAAGAGAGTTTAAAAATGTTCTACCTCTTAAGAAAGCAAATGGAACTATTTCGATTGTTTCATCGTCTAATAGCTTCTGTACTTTTTCTTTACTGTACAACATAAATAAATTGTGATAAATTGGTGCTAACCAAGGGTCCATCTTCTCCTTAATGTTTCCTGGTAAGAACCCTATATCTTCTTTAGACACCGTAGGTCTTGTGATAACAACCTTATCTATCTGTTTAGTAAATAATAGGTCTAATGCTACCTGTGTTGCAACTAAAGTTTTACCTGAACCTGCCATTCCTTTTAAAACTGTTATAGGATATTGAAGTATCTTTGCTTTAGCTTCTTTTTGTTCGTCATTTAATTGAACGTTAAACTTAATAGGTCTTTTAGGTCTCTTCTTTTGAACGAATACATCGTCCGTATGGTGTTTTGAAGGCATGTATAATAACGTTTTAGTTTGTTATTATAAATATCCGAACTATATACTTTAGATCCTACATATAAACAAAAAAAAAGAGCCCCGAAGGGCTCTCTTAATTTACTACTTAATTAAATTAAATCAATTAGATTTGGTTTAAGTCAGCGATAAAGATCTTCCCGTAAAATTCTGGGCGAATCATTTTCTTAGCATAACGAGTCATTAAACCTTTTCTTGGAGTGAAGGTTTCAGGATCGTATACTAATGGAGTCATCAATAATGGAACGTAAGGAGCATATACTGCACCTGTTTCCAAGAATTGAGATCCTCTATATCCAGTTAGGATTATATTCTCAGTCATGTAAGGATTTTTGTAAACTTTAAAGCGGTTAGCTAAGTTTCCAACTTTCTGTACACCCATTGAGAATTCTTGCTGATCACCATCAGTTGAAGCTGCATATCCAGGAATAGATTCTAGGATTGTAGCTACAGTTGGAGAACATACTAGGAAGTTTGCACCACCTCTTAATGTTTTCTGGTGAATCTTGTTAGATACTTTTTGGATTTTAGTTCCTAATGTTTGGAACCATTGTCCTTGAGTATTGTAAAAATCAGAAGTAGAAGTGATCCAGTTTCCTGCAGCGCTCATTACTTTGTTGTTTTCAGCAGACCATTTTTCAGTAGTTGCAGCATCTAAGATAAGCATGTCTAACAATTCAAGATCGATTTCCATTGAAATGTATTCACTTAAAAGTGAAGTCAATTCAGCTTCAGCATCGATTGAATGGTAAGCATTTAAATCTTGTGCAAATTCTGGAGTCCATTGAGCTTTAAGTTTTCTTGTTTTAGCAACAATCGCCTCAGAGCTTAATTTTACGTCTACTTCAGGAATCTTGATAGAAGTATCAACAGCTACAGTTGAATCAGCTTCAAAGTCTCCTCTGTCGTTGTCTACTGGTGCTTTTACTGTCTTGATAGAACCTGTCATGTTAGCAGGTAGTCCAGCTGATACTGATTTAGATATTACGAAAGTTACTGTTGGAGTACTTGCGTTAGCGTCTACTGTAGTAAGTGCTGGGTGAGATGTTACGTCTACTGCTCCAGAATAAATTCTAAATGCTCTTACTGCTTCTACGTCAATTGCATCACCAGATGCGAATGTATGAGCGAAAGTAAAGAAGTCAGTTGGAGGTGCATCAGTTTGGTATGCAATAGAAGCACTAGTTGCTGCTCCTGGTACTGCTTGTGCAGCTACAGATGCAGTGTTAATAGAGTATCCGAATTTTCCAGCGCCGTAAAGACCTCCAGAAGGATCAACATCTTTTCCAATTTTTGAACCAGCTGTAGATACGTTACCGTACATGTTATCTCCTGCAGCACGTCCACCTGTTGAAGTTCCGTATTTGAAATCTAGATAAAATACTAGACCAGAAGGAAGATTCATTGGTTGTACTGAAACGAAGTCTTTTGCTACGATTTGAGCAAATACTTTACGTACTAGTGGTAAAGCTACACCTGCCCACTGCTCACCTTGACCAGCTGTAAATGTTGCACCACCTGAGTTAGTACTGTTTCCTTCAGCTACGATTTGTTTAGCTTGGTTTTCAAGAATCATTGCCATGTTAGTAGCCTCTTTTTCTCCTAAACCTTCTAACAAACCAGAAGCTTGCCATTTGTCCGCTAATTTAACGGCGTCTGCTTGAACGTTTTTATACCCGTTCGAGCTTTCTAATAGGTTGTTAATTTCCATTTTTGTTTATGAATTTTTAAATTAAATTATACCGGCTAATTTCTGCATTCTACGAACTGCATCAGATACCTCATTAATTACTTCAGTACTTTGTTTAGTACTTCCAGTAGTTTTTGAAGCGCTTCCGAATGATTCTTTAATGCTAGCCTTTTTACTTTTTACTATAACGTTTTCACTTACAGTTTCGAAGACTAATTTTACTTCTTTAACTGTTTCTGCTTTATCAAAAGCAGCAATAACGTTTACTTTTTGAGACTCAGATAAATCGTTTGCCTTAAAGATCTTATTAACGTAAAGTAATTTTGCGTTAAGAATATTAACTTCGTTAAGTTCTGATTTAAGAGTTTCGATAGTTTCTAAAGCTTCTTTTAAAGTATGGTTAACATTTTTGGTTTTAGTATCTGCTACTTCTTCCATTGTGTCTTCCTCTTTATCCTTTTTAGGAGCTTCATCCATATCTTCGTCCTCTTTAGGAGCTTCTGATAATGAGTCAAGTTCTTTAAGTAATTCATCAAGGTCAATCTCGTCAGCATCTCCTTCTAAATCATCCATTGCGTCAATTTCAGTGTCTGGTTCATCACCAAGTCCTTCAATATCTCCAGCGTCTAATTCAGCTCCAAGATCGTCGCCAGCTTCTCCAGCTCCAACTTCTTGTGAGATAATGTCTCTAATCATGTCCTTAAATTGGTCAACAGAGAGGTCAGATAAATCTGCATCTCCATCAACTTCTTCTTCGTGAGCCTCATCATCGTGAGCCTCAGCGTCGATTTCGTCGTCTGTAATTTCTTCAGCGTCGTCAGCAGTTTCTTCTGCGTCATCCTCGGCTTCGTCAACTTCTACTAAACCTTCATCTGTGTCGTCTTTAGCATGTGCTTCGTCTTTGTCGTCTTTATGATGAGCTTCTTCAACTTCCTCTTCGACTTCGTTTACTACTTCTTCTTCAGTCGATGAATCTTCCATCTCTTGAAGTTTAGCAGCTAACATGTCTTTTAAATGAGGAGTCAATGACTCTTCTAAAGCTTCCTTAGCGTTAGCAATAGCGGCTTCACGTACAGACTTAGCTTCAGCAATAGCTTGCTTGAATAAATCTTTGTTTGCCATTTTTAAAAAATTTGTGGGTTTCTACGATTATTTAGAATCGTAATATGAAATTATTGTATATTGATGCAATATAAGGATTGCATATTCTTTATATAAATATATACGGTTTATAAAAACAAGTACTAAAAGTACATTTTATTATTTTTCATACAATCTATTGCATAATCAGCAAAGTCTCTATTTCCTTTTGGTGACCAATGTCCATCTGTATATTCACCTTTGCTAGCTTCCCATATAGTTTCAAACTTATCTCTAATTCCATCTACCCAGTAGTATATTTTAGTATGTGGGTTAGCTTTGTTTAAGGTTCTTATGAGGTCTAAAAAGATATTATTCCAGTATAAATCAAAGTCTTTTTTAAAAGGAATTATAAATTCTTCATGGTAATCTAAGAAACAATTTGCAGAGTTAAGAGAATCACCTGATCTTTTAACCATAGTCTGTATTTCCTGTGTATGAATGGTTATTAACTGATGATTAAATCTATCTTTATATTCTTTAAGTTTTCTAGGATTAGTTTTATTTAATAGGGTTGCGCTATTTAATTGTCTTAGACCATCTGTTCTTTGTATAATGATAGTATCTCTAGATTCCCATTCATTAGCTGTCGCTAATATCTGCTGCAATATAAGGTTGTTACTTGTACCAGACAGTGCATAACATTTAAACTTATTAAAATTGAGTTCGTTATAAATCCTATTATACCAAGATGCAGCTACTCCAGGGTTATCAACATCAATATCTGTAGGGAACCAAGGGTTACTATAGTCCTGTGGGGTGTCTGTGATCTTATTAACATAGTCTTCTAAATGGTTATGAGCACTATGGCTGCAACCGTATATAAAAAGATTTGACATTAAGACCTATTATTTATTATTAATTTTATATAGTTGCCAGCATATTAACAGACATACTAAATAGAATAGTCCCTGTAAGTAAGGAGTAAGTTCCACTAAATTACGCTCTTAGTATATCGTTGAGTATTGAATCTAGATTTAAGTAAGGAGATACTTGAGATTTACCTTCTTGTAGTGTTATAGGATTCATAAATGCTCCATGAGTAGAAGGATTAGATACAAAGTCCCAACATACTAATTCAAAGTCTGGTTGTACTTCTAAATGTCCTTCATTAGTTTGATTAACTGAGCCTGTTCCTCTAGAAGAGATACCAATAGTATGACCTGCTTTTATAATCTCCTTAACAATATTACCTGATGGAGTATTAAGTAGTTCTACTTTACCCATAAGATCATCTCCTTTCCACCATAAGTCTTTAACTACGTGGGAAGCATTTTTTAAAGATACGATTGGAGATTCTGGGTGATCTAGTTCTCCAAAAGCATTTCCTCTTTTAACGAATTCATCTACATACTTCTTAGCTTCTCTCATGAGAATCTCTTTTTTGTAAACTCTACCGTTTTGATTTTCTGCTTTAGCTCTTTGCATAACACCCTCTACTTCATAAACTCCAGGTCTCCCTTTCGCTTCTTTTAGTACGGACTTAAATGGCGTAACATCTACTAGTAATTGTGTCATGTGGTTCTATTTATTTTCCTTTAAGAATTTTCTAAGGTCGAAATTAGTGTTGTTTTCTCTTAATGTTCCGTTTACAGTTGGAGCAAATAAAGATTCTTTTTCTTCTATAGGAGCTTCTTGCATTTGTTGAGCATCAATTTCTGCTTTAGAGATTGTTCTAACTTTAGGTAGAGATACTTTAGAAGTGTATCCTCCTTTTATTACCGGTCTTAAATCCTGCTTAAAGGCAGCTTCTAAGGATGGAGAAATAAATGCACCTATCTTTAAACCTTCTTCGTTTCTAAATTCAGATGTTTTAGCAAATGCACCTGCAATTTTTTCTGCCATCTTATCATGAAATTGCTCTATTTCTGTTACAATATTTTCTAATTCATTAACTACTGGTTTAACGCCTGGAAAATTATCGTAGCCTTTTCCCCAATCTGATAGTTTGGCTGTAGCAGCTTCGTTAATAAGTGTTTTCTTGATAATGGATTTAATAGCTTCTTTAAGTTGCTCATCTTTACCCATTGCTTTTTTAATAGCTTTATCTTTAGCATGCATATAATCATCTCCATCGATGTCTCCATCTCCGTCGTGATCTTTACCTTTCTTTTCTGCTACTTCTTCAGATTCGTTTTTGTGGTGATGCTCTTCCATTGATACAACGTTCAGCTCATTAACAGAAAGGTTCTTAACAATCTTATTACTGTTCTTAAAGAATACATCATAATGAGTAACTTCTCCCTTTCCAGGTGCTGTTTCTACTAAAGTATGACGTCCATGTAGACATATACCGGGTCCTAGCTTTTCATGAAGTACGTGAGATGCACAATCATGTGTTAGAGTGGTAGAGTCTGAGTCAGTATCCATAGTGGATTGCTTTTCTTGTATTTTCATTTGGTAATTAGCATCAATGAATTGATTAAACTCCTCTAATGGATCTTCTCCTCTAGCTAAGTCACTATGATGCATTTTAATAAACTCTTGAATTATATCATTTAATTCATTACCAGGAAATACGTCTTTATAATGGTCTTTTATGTGTTTAATAATGTTCTCCAAGTTTTCTTTAACTAGTTTTAATCCTCTTGGAAGTCTTTTCTTTTCTAATTTTAAATCCTTAGGTACTCCGTTGTCTGATTCATCATCTGCTATATGAGCAGTAACATCTATTCCATCTCCAAACCCTTCTTTTAAGGTTGCTTTTTTAAGTCCGTTAAAAGTATCAACGTGATTGTTAGTAGTAACTTCTACTGCTTTATCATGTTTGTCTACTTTATCGGAATTTCCTGATATTAGATCTAGGTAGTGATTACAATTTTTGTCTAAATTAGCTTTAGCTTTTTTATATGCTGCATTATAGTCATCTTCTGTGATATGATCTACAGGAAGATTTACACCTGCAGTTTCTAATTCTACTCTTATTCCTCTATCTAAAGTATCTAAAGAGTAGTTAATAGGTTGTTCTCCCTTTTTGCTATAATTCTCTTCTGCAAGTACTTCTACCTTAGCTTTCTTAGCTTCTACTTTGACAGTTGAAGTTTCAAATAATAGACCTCTATTCTTTAATATTTGAACAGTATCGTCGTAGCCATTAAATTGACTGATATGTTGTGGGTGAGTTAAACGCATTTGTCTTACAAATTCTTTAGGAGACATTGCTCCTTCGTTTACAGCTCTATATTTTTCTGTTGTTGTTACTGTTCTCATTTATATATAATCTATAAGTTTAGTGCTTGTGGGCCTTTTAGGTCTCTTAACTACTTTTAAACCGTCTTTCTTTGATGATTTAGTTGCTTTATTTTTTGTTTCATCTGTACCGAATGCTCCTACATGTCCTTTAGCAGATCCTTGACCTGCTTTCATTGTAGCTCCTCCCGTATTTGTGGTACTAGTTTCTGTTAATACTTCTCTTACTAATTGTATTAGAATAGATCTTTTCATATTAGAATGTTTTTAGTTCATTAACTAAATCATAATATTGCATAAGATTAACTAAATGACTATCTTTAATTTTCTCTTTAGCACTTACTGGTTTGATAGATTTAGAAATTTCATCTAATTTAATCTTTACTACTTCGTCTTTAATTTTAGCTCCGTACTTATTGATTATATCGCTAATCTTAATAAGTTCCTCATTAACTATTTTACGTAAAGCAGAAGTAGATTCAACTGATGTAATAAAGAGTTTTAATATATTCTTCTGTTCAGGAAGGAGTTCTTTATAGTTATCGTTGAATTTTTCTAATAGTATTTTAAATGTTAATAATCTTAAATCTTTGTCGTATTTAGAATACTCCTCGATTAAACTTTCTTTAACATCATCTTTATCCTGTATAGTGGAAGTAAGGTGTTCTAAAATTGTAGTTTTATTATTTACTAAATCTGAAGGAGATACTATTGTTTTAGCATTCTGTCCTTCTAGTAAACAGTAAAGGGAAGCAAGTGCTTTATAGTCTCTAACTTGAATAGCAAAAAAATCATCTATATTATACGATTTCTTTATTTCAGCTACAAGAGCATACTTCTGTTTTTTAAGTTGCGACTGATCTAGTTTTCGAGATACCTCAGTTATAGTAGAAAGTATAGTTTCAGCTTTGTGCCTGTCTACTCCTCTATTCTTTAATATAAATTCATATAATTTGAATTCTCTTACTAGCGATGTTCTTCCTCCGAAGTGGTTCTTTAGTATACCTACAGCCTTACTATCCTTATTGTTAAGTGTATCAGCAGCTATCTGCTTTACTAACAATTCGAAGATAAGACCAGTATTACGTAATTTTGAGTGTTTTATTTTCATTCTACACGTTTACTATTATAAATATGGGTTAGTTTCCTAAATCTCTAATGTTATCCTCTTTTAACATTTCTGATTCTTTCACCGTATCTTTCTTAAAGACAATATCTTTGAGCATATCTTTATTTTTATGGTAAACTGTTTTAGTTGTTAGGCCTTCCATAACATTGTCATTGTCTGAAGGAAAGCCTCCATGCATGCCATGTGTCCCTAGAGGATCACGTCCTCCTAAGCCTTTATTAGTACCGTATATAGATGCCTTCTCAGTTGGTCTTCCTCCTTCTGGGCCTGGTTCTCCCCATTCAGGTGTTTCTTCTACTTCGGAATATCCAGGAGGTAAATCATCTGGTCCTCCGCCTTTCGGTGTTGAAGTAGAACGTCTACCGTACATAGAAGCAAGATCATGTGGTGTACCGTAAGAAGTACCTGATTTAGCAGGATCGTTTCCTTCACCTTCTATCTGTGCTATTCTGAATAGTCGTTTACTATCTTCTCTAACTAAGTCTCTCATTTCCATGTAAGCATCTTCTGATAGATCGAATATATTTTCATATATGTAGTCTGAAGAGAATAGTTTAGTGTCTTTCATTTGGTTTGCAAGATCTACCTTCTCTTTTAATAGAGCTATTTTCTCTTGTTCAAATATAATAGATGGAGTAGTTAACTTTAATTCAAAGTTAGTTAAACTCTCACCTGTAAATCCTTGAGTATATAAATGTACTAAAGCTATCTTAGTTAACTCTGATTCTATAATTCTTTGTATTCTCTCTACTGTACGAGCAAATCTAATATCTTCTGCTGCTAGAGTAGCTTTCCCGCTTAAATCACCTTCATATCCAAAGTATGCCTTAGGTATCTTTAATGCAGCAAATAACTTAGCTTGTAAGTACTGTACATCGTTTGTTCCATCGTACTCTAATCCTTTAGTAGTCTCAATACGAGTAGAAGTATCTCCTCCTCTAACAGGTAGATAGAAATCTTCCATCATATTCTGCATATTGAACTTTAAGTTATATTGACCATCAGATCCTACATAAGGAGTCTTTTTCATCTGTGTAATAGTCTTCTGCATAAAGTTCTCTACTTCATTAGGAGGTATATTACCTACATTAACGTAGAACATTCTTTTCTCAGGAGCTCTCATTATACGGTGTATTAACATCGCATCCTCCATAAGAGTAACTTGTTTATATATCTTTCTTGCTGGTTCTAAGTAAGAACGGCCGTAAGGTAGGTAGTTAGTATCTGATAGTAATCTAAAATGTGCTATTTCGTAGTTATCAAATTGTATTGTTTTAGCATCTCTTTTAGGTATATAATTAGGATCTTGAGAAGAAGCTAATCCATCAGGATCTAATTGAAAAGTTACACCTTGAGGTTTTTCAGGATCTAATCCTTCAAATCTTACCATATTATATACGGTATAAGGAATAACATTATAAACACCAAATTTCTCTGCTATCTCTAACTTTAAGAAAAAGTCACCGTGCTTACACATATTACGTGTCCAGCTCCATAAGTTAAATTCTATGTTAAGTACATCGTAGAATAAATTATATAGTACTCTTTGTATATTCTCATCTGATGATTTAATTCCTAGTACTTCATTCTTATCACTCTTTACAGTAGCTTCATCTGCTAGAATATCTAAAGCTGATGCTATGATAGGATCAGTATCCATTGCCTCATAATCAGAATAGAGTTGAATCCTTAATGTCTGATAATTTACATTAGGGTTAAATATATTTTTATTGTTGTATATATAAAGACGGCTAAATTTGTCCATCAGTGAGTTAGTCTGGTATTTACCAGTACTCTGTATATTGTTAGTATCAACTATCTTTAATTGATCCCCTCCGATATTTCTTACTATTACATCGGATGAAAATAATCTTGACAGTCTACTAAATAATGAGCGGTTCGCCATATTAATGTGTTTGTATTATATAAATAGTTAAACTAAAATAACCAGCGTAAATCTTCTTTCTCGCCGTTGTTAGTATCCATAAGATAAGGATTATCTAGCTGACTACCAACATTTTGTATAATAGCTTTGTTTTTTGAATTTAAATTAGTAAAAGAAGAGAGGGATGCTCGTGCTAGATCCATTCCTTGTTGTCTCAACTTTAATGCAGTATCTCTAACGTAGAGTGCGGTTGCGAAAGCAATAACTAAATCATCATTATATCTTGTTTGTGCTTGAGGTTTTCCGTTCTTCCAAACAAATACTCTCATTTCTCCGAGTAAACGTTTAGATTGTATTGTTGCTGATTTATCTCTTATATATTCTATTGCTTTAGCAATAACAAGAGGTCTAGTACGAACAGACATTGTAAAGCCAGGTACTAGCTTATCTCTCTCATACTTAGACATATAAGATTCAACTGTCTCCATATTAGAAGTAGTACTGTAGTAGAGGTTCTTATATTGACGTTCTAGTGCTTGTTCTATAGTAGCCCACCCAATATTAGCATTCTCTATAACTAATAGTGCATCATTATATTCTGATGCTATTCCTACTAGTACATTACCGAAATCTTTAGGTGATAGTTTACCTTTATATTCTGCTACCTGTACGCAATTTTCTACATCAAATATATGAAATGCAGAATAATCCTGTCCATCTCCTCGAGCTACATCTGCTACAACCATATACGATTTACCGTAATCAGCTGCCTCCCAAACCCATAGGTTACCGTCTGCTCCTCTTCTTTCCATTGGTTCAGATAAAGTAGTCTGTTCTATGAATAGCATATCATCTGGCTCAAATACTGTTTCACCAGAAGCTAAGAAGTCACAGTCACATTCTTGTCCTGCCATACGAGGACCTAAGTCTTTAGTCTGTTGTTCTCTCCATTCCTCGTTTCTTTCAGGATGTACTGTCCAGGGTAGTCTAATAGGTACAAATGAATTCTCTCCTGATTCTGCTTTCTCCCATGTCTGATGGAACCAATTACCTATGCCGTTAGGAGTAGATAAGGCCATACATTGCCCACCGGTAGCAAGTGTCTGTTGTGCAGCAGCAAAGGTTTCATCAATGTTATCTACAAAGGCTGCTTCATCAATTAATAGTAATGATACTGCTTCTGATCTTGCTGCATCTGCATTAGATGATTTTGCTTGTACTTTAGAGCCGTTCTTTAATCTAAGAGATAGTTTGTTTTTCTCTAATGCCGGTAATCTAAGCCATTTAGGTAGTTGATCGTACATAAAGATAACCTTAGTAACTAGGTTACGTGCGGTTGCTTGAGTTGTAGCTAAAGCTAAAACATTCTTATCTTTATGAAATGTCATTAACCATAAGGAGTATGCTGAAGCTAATGTTGATATACCTAACTGTCTTGATTTAAGAGTGATAAGGTATTGATTGTCTCTAAATAAATGTAGTACTTTTTCCTGAAAAGGGTATAGAGAGAATAAGATACGACCACGAGTAGGGTGTTGTATATAACAGTACTTTTTCATAAAGTACGCCGGATCTTTAGCACACTTAATATATTCTTGTGCTATTATCTTTTTTATGTCTTGTGCCATAACTTGTTTTTTAATCTATCTTAGAGATATTCTGTATTTCAATAGTACCTTGTGTATTCCCATTACTCCTTGCATTAACAGCAACCGAATATGGAACACCTCCTTGGGTAATTTTAAAAAACAACTTTAATCCTCCAAAGGTAGTACTATCTTGTACTTCTATAGGGTCTTTCTTGTCTTCGTTATCACCGTATAAATCTATAACCTCTCCTCTTGCGAAAACAGATAACTTAGCTTTACCTCCTGATGATTGGCCTTCTACTTTAAAGAATGCAGGATTAACTCCAGTTAATGACATTGCAAAACCAGCTATTGCTACTATTGCATCATCTACTTTACTGTCTGCAAACTTCCTAAATAAAAATTCAATAGACTTTAAAGCTGCATACTTACCTCTTAACCATTTTGATGGGTCTTTTATTTGAGAAGTAGGTTCGGAAGGTAGTTCACCGGTATCTACATTATATATTATGTTAGGATTACCTCCTACTAAACCTTCTACTTTCTTACGTAGTCTTTTAATACCTTTTTGGTATTTAACAATGTCGTAATCTATTTCGTCACTAGTTAGGTTGTAGTCATCTTTGACTTTAGAAAATGCACTGAGTAGTGCCTTAGCTTTTCCTCCTTGAGCATTTTGCTGTTTAAGAGATATAGCTGTTAAAGGTCTTTTTGTACTGCTCCATTCTTCATTAAATAGGCCGTTGAGATTTTCCACGGATTGTATACTTTCTAAACCACTTACTTCACCTGTCTGAATATATACGTCTCCTGGGCACCATTTGTCTGCTGGTAAGCTAGTAAGATTAATTGCTTTCTTTCTGATATCGTCGAATAAACCTGTTCTAATTAAATTAGCTCCTGGGTATCCTTCTTTCAGTGTCAATGCACTTGAGAGTGGTTGGTTGATAAATTTAATATACGCATTAGAACTACCAATACTTTCTAAATAACTTGCTACCTTAGCACTTGCTTCAGAACTCTCTCCTGGGATGCCATTCTTAGTTAAACTTAGTAAGTTATTTGCTCTTGACTCTATATTATCTTTAGTAAATGGTGTAGTAATGTCACTTACATAGAATAAAGAAACTAATGCTTCCTTAATATCAGTATCTGCTTTATCTGCAGTAGGAGTTCCTTTAAGAGAAATCTTATACTCTTTACCTCTAAAAGTAATAGTACAGAAACCAACTGATGAATTACCAGCATTACTGTATTTATAGGAAGTTATTTCGTTTTCTTCTCTAGCTAAATTTTCTATTTCATCAAACACACTCTTACGTAAATCTGTAGATTGTCCTCCTGTTGAAGGTATATCGGAAAAAGTTAAAGTAAGTGAAGTACTACCTTTACTTGTTATATCACCGTAACCGTCTATATTACTTGTAATAAAATTTACTAGGTCTACGTTTTCATTCAATAAGGGATTAAAACCAAACATAGATTCAAACAAAGCCATATCCTCTTGACTATTAATGTCAGGATATCCTTTAGTGGTCTTATATGACCATTCTAATAATACTTTGTCTATAAGATTCATTTAATTACCTAATACTGTTTTTAAAGCATCTTCTGCTGATGTTTTCGGTTGTTCATCCATAAATGCGATTGCAGCTCTAGCAATATCTATTACTCTCTGCTCTTGTTTTGCATTTTTACCCATGCTAACTTGAAG